GCCCATTCCTTCAAGTCGGCTTGTCGGGACCACTGCAGGGGCCGTGGCTTGTGGACGCGCGACCTCTCCAAACTGGAGCATACGCTTGGCTTCCGCAAACTGCGAGAGATTCTCCTCGGAGCCTTGCCGTTGCGGACGACGCGGGGTTGGGGGAGCACCAGCGCGCATTGTCTCTAGCGTGACAGGTTTTTCGCAGGTGCCCTTGATCCTCTTACACTCAGCCTTTGCGCTTGCATCATGAATACACACGGTGAACCCGTGACGAACATACGTCTCGAGTTTGTCCGTCGTCAGCCCTTCCCGAATGAACCGTGGAGCGACAAACGTCTCCTCCGAGAACGTCAGTGTCTTCCCGCGGAAGAGGTCGGGGAGAACCTCTGTCTGGAGCTTCCGTTTGATGTAGACTTCCATCGTCTTCAGCGGGCACTCCTTCGGGAGGACCCACGACTGCATAAAGGTCCCGGACAGAAAGTTGAAGGTCAGTTGAGTTCCGTGCTTCCAGACTTCTCCTGCACCGTGAACGCCGGTCGCGCCGACGGACGTTGCGATGGCATAATGCGTGGTTCCGAGCTCGAGCATCGTCTCGGTCTCAGACGCTGCGAACTGGGGAGCGCTTCCGTCCTTCGAATAGAGCAACCAGGTATAGACACTGTCCGGCGCCGTCTCCAGGTCCGCACTCGTCAACCGAGGAATCGTGGTAAGAAACGACAGGACTTCCTCCCTGGTCTTCGGGAGACCAACGTAGGCGATGTCACGCGTCCCCTTCACGCGAATCTCGCAGTTCTGCGATGGCTTCATCACAATCGGAAATCCATCGGATGTTATCTTGAGAGGCATTCCCTTGGTCCAAGCCTCGTCGCAGAGTCTCAACGTCTTGGACCGCGTCTCCATTAGTATCACCTGTGAAAAAGAGAGAGGAGTTCCTCTCGTCTTTTTTGGTGAGGGTGTTGTGGATGTGGGACAAACCTGCTTACGCCTTGTGGAAGTGCACCTTGAGGTACTTCTGGAGGTTGAGGTAGGTGACCTCGGTCTTGTCATCGACGCGGAGGAGCTTGGAGAGGGCCGCGTTGGGGATGATGCGGCGCTTGAAGTTGGGGTCAAAGCAGGAGTGGCTCTTGACGTACTCGGAGACGAACTTGGTCACCTCAGTCTGGGAGCGCTTGGAGCCCGCGGAGATGCCCATGAAGGAGCAGAGCTCGGGGGAGAGCGGGCGCTGGACGAGGAAGGCGTTGTTCGCGCGGCGAGCCTCCCAGGCCGCCTTCTGCTCAGGGGTCATCTGGTCCGGGGAAATCTTGCGCTTCTTCTTCGAGTCGCGAGCCTCCTTCTTGGCGGCCTTGGCGGCCTCCTGGGTGGACTTGACCGCCTCGCGCACCTTGGCGGTGAACTCGGTGGAGAGCGCCTTGAGCTGCTCGGTGAGGGTCGCGAGGAGCGCCTCAGAGGACTGGGCGACAACGGGCGCCGCAGTGGCAACGGTGGGGACGACGACCTCGGACTTGGCGGGGGTCTCCTTCTTGGGGGCGGCCTTCTTGGCGGCCTTGGGGGCAGCAGCCGCAACGGGGGCGGGGGCGGCGGCGGTCTTGGGGGCGGTCTTCTTGTCGGCGGGCATCTTGTTTGCCTTAACTGCAGAAGTAGAAGAAGACATTTCTAACGCGTTGGTATACTCCTTACCTGTGGCGGTCATGTAAATCAGTTCTCGAGAAGGAATTCCGGACGCTCTCGACGCGTATAGTGGACGATACCCCGCGGCACCTTCACCTTGAGATAGTAGGTCTGGTAGGCTTGAACGGCATCGGGATGCTTGCAGTCGTCGGGCATGGCTTGGCGAAAGGGGGTCTGAGGGACATCGGGAAGGGAGGGAGGGTTGGCAAAGAGCCACACGAGGTGTCGCGTGGTCTTGTGAAGCCTGTCGCAATAGCGATAGGAGTACTCCTTGCAGAGCCACAGTCCCAATTCCGTGAGCCACCGATAATTGGCGCGACTCTCCCGCACCCAGATGGCACACGGGTGGTTCGCATGGGTCTTCTTGTACGCTCCCTCGGGAAGGTCCTTGGTGCCCACAACGTGGTGGGCGGTATACAGCAACTGCGCTGTCTCGAGAATCATCTTCACGACGTGTTTGTCGCAGTGAAGGCGCGCCGCGAGTTGCGGACAGAGAGACAGGACGAAGATATTCATTTGGGGCGGAGTCTGGTGCCCTTGGCGCGAACGAATCCGTTTTACACACGGTAGAGGGCGGATAACACACAAAAGGCGAGGGCGGGTTCATTGGTCGCATGGAGCAGCATGGTCATCAAGACGTACGACCCCTGCAAGACAAATTGGGTCGGGTGCATCGTCCACGCGCTAATCAGACACCGATGAATCAGGGACAAGGCAAGCCGACTCGTCGTTGGAAGACTGGCCTGAAGCTCATCGCGAAGAATGCGGAGGACCACAATGTAGTCATTCTTTGTCAGCCGAAGAAAGGGCTCCGGGTTGAAGGTCCCAAGGGCATTGTCGGCAAAGACCTGGCAGAGAACCGTCCAGCGCATCCGAAGGCGGTCTTGAAAGTCCGCAGGCTCCTGGGGAACAGGTCGTCGACTCCGGCGACGCGCGGACCACATGCGGCGAAGCCGCTGCTTGGTGTCGACCGACAGCGGGACTTTGGTGTAGGGATTCGTCGGGTCAAGAGACATCAGGGACCATTTCCACAGCGTCGCAAAGTCAAACCACCAGGTCTTCCCGTTCTCCGTGAAGGCAAAGTAGTCCCTCGGGTCCTGTCGGGCAGACGATTCGCATGTCTCCAAGTCTTCGTCATTCGAGAGCCCTGCACGTCGAAGCACACCCGGTCCCGCCAGGGCGAGCCGATGGCGAACGAGCCACCCTCGAATGAGGGCTTGAATGCGATGGGCTGCATGCACTTTCTCTTGATTCGCGTTCACCCAGAGCAGCACCGTTTTGGAGCGGGCGTGGGTTCCACAGAGGGTATGTCCAAGGAGGGCCCGTGAGCCACATTGCTCCACAGACCCCTTTCGGCGCACCGAGGCGCACAGCATACTCTTATTGTCAATACAGAAACTTGCGCTGAAAACGGATGCGGGGGTGCCAGCAGAATGGACCTCATATACCTCCAGAATGTCTACCTCTGCAATCGTCTCTGTCTCTACTCTTGATGCTTCCAAGGTCTCCTTCGGCGACATCCGCATGAACAAGGCGGGCGGCAAGACGGTTCCGATTAAGTACAACGGCCAGAGCCTCCAGATTCGCATCCCCAAGTCGATGTACCCGATGGGTATCAACATCCGCGAGACCGAGAACGGGAACACCTACCAGATGGCGCTCACCCTCAAGGGCTGCGACGTCTTCGCGAAGGAGAAGGCGGGTGCCGAGGCTGGTGAGTTCGGGTCTCTCTACAACTTCCTCCTCGACATGCAGACCAAGCTCCTCGACACCGCCACGACCAACAGCGCCAAGTGGTTCGGACGCTCGCGCGACCGTGCGGTTCTCCAGGACCTCATGAAGCAGTTCATCAGTCCCAGCGTGGAGAAGGTGAATGGCGAGTGGGTTCCCAGCGGCAAGTACCCGCCTAGCTTCCGCATGAAGGTCCCGGTCTACGATGGCCAGGTCAGCATGGACGTCGCCGACAGCACCGGCAAGCCGATTGTGGTCGACCTCGAGAACATCTCGGCCATCTTCCCCAAGCGCGTCGAGGCCTCGGTTGTCGTCACGCCCAGCGTCTACGTCTCCGGGCAGGGCTTCGGTGTCACCTGGCGCATCACGCACGCTCGCGTTGCTCCTCCCCAGCGTCTGACGGCGGCTCAGGTGTTCGCGGACGAGATTGAGGAGGAGACGAATGCTCCGGCGACGACGGCTGTTGAGGAGGAGGAGTCTGCTCCGGTTGAGGAGGCACCTGCTCCTGAGCCTGCTCCTGCACCGGCCGCTGCGAAGCCCGCTGCAAACCGCCGTCGCCAGGTCGCTGCAGCCGTGTAAAGACAGCTGAATCGGGGGGCGGAACATAGAGGACCATGTCCTCATCAACAAACAACACCTTTTCCAATGCAGGGATGTCTAGCACGCTCTCGGTGCTCGTACAGTGCGGAGACCGACGCAGCGAGCGTTTTCCACAGATGGTGCAGGTATAGACCGTCGGGAGGCTCAGGACCATCTCGAGCGTCAGCAGACGCGTCGGCCCGTACAGACACTGCTCCAGAAAGCTCTCGGGAGTCGTCCAGCCTTCGTTGATGAATCGCTCAAACGGCTTCGCGGGCAACCGGGCCCAGAGGTCTCCATCCGTCGTCCAGTCCTCCTGAAAGTAGGTGCCAAACGAGGACTCGTGAAACCAGAGAAGGCGCATCTCTCCCGGAGTGTCCAGGGCATGCTCCGAGCACCCGACACGCTGCAGGTCCTCATCGTAGAGCCAGTAGACATTCGCATGCGTATACCGAGGGTCCCGCGCTCCGCGATAGACCTCGCGCCCGTCCATGGTCCAGAGGTCCGAGACGATGTCAATGTCTGTTTCCGTGATGTCCGGAGAAATGTCTGTGTAGATGAATCCGGGGACCAGAAGGGATTCCATTATGCTTGCTAGTCAAACTTTACCGAAAGGGTAAACGCTGACAGTGTGATGGATTTGGTGGCAGACCGAGAGAGCTCATGACGCTTTCGCCGGTCGCCCTCCTTGGGCTGAATGGTCGTCGAGCAGGAATCCATGTCGGCCTGCACCGCATCATAGTGTTCCTCCAGGTACTCCAGAACCTCATCTTCCAGCACCCAGTGGAAAAAGTTCAGCTGTCCGACGGTGGTGTTGAGGCCCAGGAAGGTAATCTTCTTCCAGCGGCAGAACGGGTCAAACATCTTTTTGCTGTACGCACGCAAGTTCGCCTTGTAGCGGAGGTAGACGTTGACATCGCGCCCAGCCTTCGTGAGATACGCAATGTTGTGCTTCTTCGCGTAGTTTGTCACGAGCCAATCCAGAAGGCGAAGGCTAATCTTGGACTCTCCAAGAAGAATCGGCTTGATGCGTGCGAGAATGGTTGCCTCGCTATAGAATGCCGAGAGGCGCCGAAGCACCATGTCTTCCTTCGATGCAATTGTCTCCATGGGTGTGTTCGGCGCTTTCATAGAAAATGGGTTCCTTACGATATGAGCGAGACGAAGCTTCCCGACGACTTCTGGACGGTAGAGATTGCCGTGGACCCCCTGGCCCGGGTGCCTGAGGTTGGAGCCGACCTCACGAAACTTGAGGCCCACACCGCCGAGCTCGAGAGCCTCGTTCAACAGATGTGGGCGGACATGACGACGGAGACCAAACTCCTGGATGGCACCGAGGTCCCCGACCGCGAAGAGCTGGTCATCCCGCGGATTTCCGAGGAGGAGTTCCAGGCGCTCCTCCACGCACCGGAAAACGAACCTTCGCAAACGGAAGAGACAAAGGAGTAATGGAGGATGCGCTCTCTCAGTGGCTCCTTGACAATCGCCCCTATACTCATCTCGGGACTCGTGTCCGCCAGTTCCTACTGGCTTGCCGTGCTCTACAACCGGGACTCTCCTACACAGCACTCAAACATCATGTTGCCCCCCTCGTTGAGCGACTCATGTTCGGAGAAACCGGACGGCTCTGGCTCCGCGACCGAGCCTTTGAACGTGTACTCCGTCTTTACGGGCAAAACGATCAGCGTTCCGACCAGTGGCATGCGAAACGAGGCGAAATGATTACGGCCTCGGAGGTCTACAAGGTCTTTGGCTCGGAGGAGGCACGTCGCGAGGTGCTTCTGAAGAAGCTGGAGCCTCCCACGACGGCAGACGCCTGGAAGTACAACCCCATTCCGGCCCTGGTCTGGGGCACTCGCTTTGAGCCCATCGCCAAGAAGCTCTACGAGGAGACCACGCGGTGTACGATTCTGGAGGTCTCGTGTGCCCAGCATCCACGCG